CATAAATGGTCTTGTTACCAAAGTTGGTAATACCAACACCAGGAATAAACGTGATTGGATTGATACGGTTCAAGTATTCAACGTCACGTAGGCCTTGATTGTTGCCAATGGTCACAAACTCTCCAGTCTGACTGTTGATGTAACCAATGGTGGCTGCATTGTCAATCACGCCGCGACGTGTGCCAGCAGGTGCCAACCATGGATAACTCACTTCGTCGCTGCGAATTATTGTACGCACCATCATGTGACTAGGTGCTGTCACAACTGTGCTTCCGCCCAGGTCTGTGGTCTGGCAACTGGGATAGAACACAGCAGCATATGGTGTGCTGGTGGTCAAGCCATCGCCAGCAAATGTGCCAAGACCGCTGTTGTTTGTGGCCCAGGCCACCAGTTCGGTGCCGCTGGCATCCAGGCGCATGGGAGTGTCACCCACCACAAAACAGGTGTTGTTGCGTTCGTTGCTGAGAGCAGACATATTGATAATCAATTCAGGGTATGCAGTACATGCCAAGAGATTGAACACAGCTTGTTCTTCACGAATTGTGATGCTGGTGTCAATGCCCGACTTGAGTGCTGCCACAACCAATGCACGTTGTGCCAGTCGGCCCATGTTGGGTGCTCCATCTGCTCTATTGCCAGAAGCTGTGACCCAAGAATTGGTTACCAGCAGATCCCAGTAAGATGTTTGTGTAGCAGGATTCTGATTGGTGCCAGCTTGAATAGCCACATACAAAACTGCATTATACAACACCGCATCGCCTACAGCATAGGCAGTGCTATTGCTCCAGGTGCTGTAGCTGAAATCAGCAGCATTGAAGTAATTGACCTGGAAGCTCTTGACATTGAAACCGGAGCGACGTGTGTTGAACAACAACATGCCTGTGGGATACAAGGCAGAATCAGGTGCATCAACGTCTAGGTAATTGCTGGTCAACAGGCTCACAATTGTGGGCAAGGCACCTGTGATTGGATCCACAGTACCTGTGGGGCTCCAACGAGCATCTGCAAACAACACACCATTTTCAGTGGTTTGGTCAGTGTTGTCAATCAGGACCCATTGATCCACACCTTCAACATTTTGCCAACGTTTGATCACCGGGTAAATTTCAAGATTGCTAGTGTCAATCCAGAGGTCACCATACACCAACGCAGTGGCATCACTTTGTGTAGTGGGTGCTGTGGCAGCAATTTGTGGGCCGGCTGGATCAGTTAGAGAGAGATTATCGCCACGAACATCATTGGTCTCGTTTCGATATCCAACCCATCCTGTTCCACTCTGAATCATGATATCAACTTGGCTGGTGGTAGAATAGTACCAGTAGCGGCCATCAGCTGGATCTTGATCTGGAGCAGTGGCGCTGGCAGTGTAATCCAGTCCTTCCCATGCACTAAGCAACAGAGTAGGTTCATTGTTCACAATCTCACCGCGGCAACCAGTGGTAGAACCAGTAAATCCAGCGGCACTCAAAGCAGTACCAGCGCCCACATCGTCTAGTACAATTACACCGCCGATGCTTTGTGTGAACACAATGGCACCAGTTGAATCTACTGCTGCACTAACACCTGGAACACCAGCAGAACTTACCGCAGTGATAAATGCCGCCGCAGTAGTTCCACTAATGGTAGCAGTCACAGCGGTAGTCAGGCTGGTTGAGTTTGCCACAGATGTTTGAATAGTAAATTGATTACCATTTGTAAATGTAGGTGTGGAGGTGCTGCCTGTTATTACTGTGGCTCCTTGAGACACCCGCTCAAATACCTGCAGAGTGTAGGTGTTGTTGTAGGGATATGCTGCAACTCCACTGAGTTCTGGAGTGACATTGTATTGTGTGTATGTTGTACCAACAGCAATATTTTTACCACCACCTGTGGGATCCAGAGTTGCATTAGCACTCCAGTCATTGGCATATACTGTGGCAGATTGTTGTACAAATGCGCCCAGTGCAGAGCTGTATTTTTTCACAACCATTGAGGTTCCAAGATTGCTGCTGGTAATCTTGTTCCAGACACTGCCTGTGGGTCTAGGTTGGTCGTCTGTGGTTCTCCAGCGTGGCACAGTGAAATTGGCACTTTGTTGCAGGGTAGGAGCATAATTGGCAACGTCAGCGGTGATACCCAAGGTAGTTAGCAGTCCTGCTGTGGAACCTGCTGAGTTAACAACAACAATACCGTCGTCGGCTGTGGAATTGTCGGCTGTGGCACTGGCGTTGGCAAATAAACACAGTTTGTTGTCAATCACAGCTGAGTAAACACCCAGGATGTTAGCAGTATTGATAGCTGCACTGAGACCAGCAACATCATTGTTGGGAGAAACCGGAACAGTAACCGTTGAGCCATTGATCACAATGGTGTTGCTGGCTGTTAAATCAGCTGTTACAGCATTGGCACCGGTCAAGGTTGGCCAGCTGAGTTTCCAGTCATTGGATCCAACCAAAACCCAGGTATTGTACAAGTCTGACAATTCAGTAGCAGTGGTTTGAGTTGTGGCTGCTGCCCCATTTTTGTAATATATAGGATTGGCAACATTGGTTGCAACCACAGCATAATCGCCAATGCTGCCGTAATCTTGCGAAGGGATTCCGCTGGTGAGATCTGACGTGCTGGTAATAACCAAGGGTACTTGATTGCTGAACGCACCAGTGGTCAGGTTCCATTCAAATGTGCCCCAGATGGTGTTGGCAGTGTCTAACCAGAATGTACCGTCATTGGGTTCGCCTGTGGGGCGAACTAGACTGGCGGTGAGCTCAGAAAGATCAATGTCCACACGTTGAACATAAGCACGATTGGTAATACCCAAGGCAGAGTATGCAGCCAACAAACCATATTCGTTGAGCTCGTAACCATTGATTGGTGTACCTGCTGTGGTTTTGTAGAAAAACGGATTGCCAAATGTAGCTGATAGATCACGTTGACTAGTGACCAAATAAACTTTATTTGCGTTGGCAGCTAATGTGCCAGCTGCAACCCCCACGCCAGAACCTGAAACTTTGTTTTGCGCCGTGGCGATCAACATGTAAGGTACTGAGTTTGTGGCTGCAGGAATGTAATTTGTTTCGTCAATTACAGTGACTTGAACTCCGGGTGATACTAGTGCCATTTTGGCTCCTTTAAAAACTTATGTAGATATTTATCGGATGATGACAAAACCAGTGGTGTTGCGTTGCCCTTTGCAAAGGTTCGCGTGATAAATACCCCATGAGACCCATATGTGCTGCTTGTAACCAACGCTCTGTAGCTGTGAACTACACCCGCGAAGATGTTGTACACTATCGAACCAAATGCGATCACTGCATTAGAAGAAATAAAAAAATAAAGCCGCCTGAGGCCCTGTGGAAGAAGGCAGGCTACAAGAAAAAAGCCACATGCGATAGATGTGGCTTTAGATCACGATACGCTGGCCAGTTACTGGTGTGTCACATGGACGGAAACATGCGCAACGTGTCCTTGAACAATTTACGCACAGTTTGTTTGAACTGCATGGAAGAAGTAAAACGGCTTGATATACCCTGGGTTCCCAACCAGCTTCAAGCTGATCGTTGAGTTACCAGCTGTTGCACCTGCTCATACAAGTGATCTAGACTGGAATTATTGTCCAGCACAGCATCAAACTTTGTGCCTGCCCAGGCATATTCGCTGGCATGAATTTTACTACGTTCCAGTTTGCCTTTGCTGATGCTCCAGCTAGAGTTGCCGTCAGGTCCGTGATTTACACTGACTGCTGCATCATACCAGGCAGGTTCTGGGCCACGTGTGACCCGTACCACAATGCCGCCAGCTGCTTTGATTGACTTGATTTCGTTGGGAAATCTGCAATCACTGATCACAATATCGTCTGTGGAGTTACGCAGTTTGTTTTCCAGGCTGGCAATCCAGATATCGTCGTGAAACCCCTGTCTACAAACTTCTGTACCCCAGTACTGCAACACCCAGCGTGGTGTTAGTTTGGGTAGTTTTAAACGTTCTGCCCACCAAGGATCCACTTGATCCCGCCATTCGCGGGCTTGTTTTGTGCGTCCTTCCAGCAGTTCTCTGTTCCAGCCAAACACATGGCTCACAGCGTCCTTGAGTGTGTTGGCAAAACTTTCTCTACGGAATTGATGTATGTTAACAAGATAATCTGCAATGGTATCTTTACCGCTACCTATGAATCCCACAACTCCTATGATCATTTTAGTTCCTTTACGTCAAGATGTTTTAGTGTACGTTGTAACATACTAATCTGTCTACGGCAATCTTCCAGTGAGTGGTGTGTTGTAGGCGGGATTGGCTGGTCAGGCCACAAACTAAACACTGTTCTTGAGTCCCTAACCTGAAAATATTTCCAGGGCAAAGGTTTGCCGTAACTCTTGTAGGCATGCTCAAGAATGTTCATGTCATATGTGGGACCTTGACTCCAGATCAGTTTTGAGTGCCAGATCATTTTGGCCAATTCGTCTAGTGCCTGATCCAGGGGAATACGGTCTTGTTCGTTGAACGCTTCTTCGCGGGCATGGTCGGGTTGAGTAGCCCACCATGCAATTGTGCCGTTATCGATAGCACGATTTTCCTGACTTTCTAAAGTGACTCTGGCATAGTAATGTTTGTCGTACCAGCCCGTGCCAAACGGATCAAACGTTTGAGCAGCAATAGTAAGAATGGTTGTGTCCGGTCCTGTTGCCAGGCCTTCGAGGTCAATCATAAGGTGCATTTAATGATTGTAACAGAACTGCAATAGTTTGTCGAGTGATGTTTAGCCGATAACGAAGGTTAATGGTTGAGAAGCATCCACATACAGTTTGAGCTCTTCAATACACTTGTCCATTTGTGCCTGTGCTTCGGCCTTCATTGCTGCGCCATTGAGAGTGCCGCCACCGTTTGGTCCGGCAATGGTGCCAAATTTCTCACGAGCTTCACCAATGATCATTTTGCTGGCTGCTACCATGTAGTCCTTGATCCATTGCTGGATCTGGAAATCGCCCAACAACTGAATTTCAGGTTTGAGATTGTAGGTCCACAACAGAACCACTTCGCCGTAGCCGGTTGGGCTGCGGATAAGTTGCAGTTTTTTGGTAACCGGATTCCAGGTGTAGTTTATAAAGCCGCCGAACATTCTAGCTGCCAATTCCACATACTGGGTATAAAAATCATAGGTGGCCAGGCCGCCTGATTGGTTGAAGTTGATCAGGTAAACATTCATCTGTGCCTGACTAAACGGGTCAAAATTAGAACCTGTTGGGCCCGACGCAATACCAAAACTGCGTCGGAAAATCTGTCTAACACTCTGCACTTCTTGTGGCAAGGT